GGACAATCTTAAAACAGACTGTTTTGAAAAGCGATCTAAGGTAGCTATGAATACTCTTTCGAGTAAAAGCTAAACCCTGATATCAACCATGCAGACAGTAAACTGCACCTTGTGTCAAATTATAGATTGTTGCCCCCCCAGCTAATGCCAGGAATTTGGTTAAAAACCTGACACAAGGGTGAACAACACCAAGCTCTCAAAAGCCCAAAGTGAGAACTAAGCCGGAACGAACCGAACTCAGAACGCACACACAAGAAGGGCGAGCGGTGGTCGCATTATGTTGTTAAGCAATCGGTAAACCGACGCTCATGGGGGCACAACCCCTTCCATGATCCGTAAAATTACGACTAAAATGCGGAATGGCCTTTGATTTTCAATTAGAAGCGGAAAACAAAGACCTGAAACAAAGACGCTAAGCGCATGCTCAAGCTTTTCTTGAGAGAGCACGGCGAATGATGGCGCTGGCACAACTGGAACTCTGTGAATTTCCATTATTGTTGGTCAGCGGCATAGATGTGACGGAAACAGTATCATCGTCAAGGCCACAATCCTCTGGGTCCACAAGGGCGAGGAGGCGCTCGAGACGTTTGAGACGTTCGTCAATGGGAGAATCGGCTGGTTTCAAAGCGTTGAGACTGGAAGAAACTTGCAAAATAAGCACATCAGCTTGCCCACCACTCATGCCCGTGAGAGCACCAATGGTGACAGTGTTGCCGGAACCAGTGCCAGCAGCAATAACGTTAAAACAAGCGAGAACATTTGCAGCAGTTCCAGCGCTAAGAAACGAGCTTACAAGATGTCCTCCATCATCCTTCAAGGCATTCACATTGACAATATTTGCACCAGCGACAAGCGTCGGAGCAGCTGAAATGGATGCACCAGCCCAAGAGCCAGCGACAACAAAAGTGCCGACTTGCGGCATCAAAAAGGTTGTCATGGTCGGGGCTGTACCGAGAAGTGTTGAAGAGGATTGAACAATGCCTCCAGTGGTGCCAAGGGGATTTGTGTTGGTGGCAGTCTGACTGGCACCCTCAACAATATGCGCAAAAGCACCCACATTGGGCAAAACAGAGGACTCAAGAACAGGGGTCATGAGCTCAAAAGAATAGCGAACACGCAGTTCACCGATGACATTTGCATTGGCATTGCCATCGGTTGAGACATAGAGAACTCCTCCATCATATGTCTTCAAATCAGTGCCAGCGGGTTGACCGCCGGGTCTGACGTACTTGCTGTCTTGGCTATTGAGCAATTTGGGGTCAAGTCTGAGACGGACGACCTCATACGGCATGGCGTCAGCGTGGGGACGAGTGTCCTCCACTTGCTGCTTTGTCGTCGGAGCGCTATCACTCGCGTTGTAATCAAAAGACAGCATAACCTTGCCACTTTGGCCATTGGTCGCATAGGCAGACACTTGCGGCTTGTAGTAGAACTCAACATACCGAGTGCGCCATCGCTCATAAAGAGCGGCGATCTTATACGCCCATGGGAAAGTTGCTGACTGGCCAGGGTTGAGAGCGTACGGAGTTGTTGAGAAAGCGGTGGATCCGTTGATGTCAGTAATGTACTCATCTTCAGTGACAACCTGGTGACGCCTGTTGGTATTGGATTCACGACCAGAAGGAAAGAGCGATTGCGGCTTATGGGCCTGACGGACTCGCTTCGGCTGCACGCGAGCGTGCTTACCGGGGTGCCGTCTTGCAGCAGCGACTTTTCTGGGGTGATTAATGGGGCCGAGTGCGGGACGATGTCTATTGCGGACGCCAATGGCGAGCAAAGCATTTTGAACCTTGGCACTGCGGCGGGAACGTGACTTCTTATGTGGCATAAAGAAATGAGAGCTGTGAAAAGGATAATTACTCTAAAAGTAATTCGTCTTTTCATCCCTGGTATGCGGCCGCGTCCCAGCTCACATGCCCAACACAAGAGTCTCCATATACTTATCGGATGGCAACTTGAACTCATAACCTTGCTTCATACTGAAATTTGCGACAAATCGCCGAAACTGATTTCTGACGACCGGATTTATCCAGAAATGAGCAAAGAGTCCATTCAAGACTTCATCACAATCAGTGTGCTTGGTAGGAAGATAACAAAGCTGAGCAAACAGCTTGTCATAATTGGGATACCCAACATAGCGACTAAATTCATCGGAAACCGCAACGGTCTTTCCGTAGAAAGTGTGGCCAACAATGTCGGCGTTCTCAAGAGCAAGCTCGTACTTCATTCCAAGCTCCAAAGAATACTTATAGTATTCATCAAAAGAGATATGATAATCATCAATCATACTCAGCAGCAAATCATCACCACATATGTCAACTTGATTATTCTTCATAAAGCCCGCGAAGCTAATATTTGCTCGACGCAGAACATAAGAGAGAATCACAAGTGAAGCAATGCAGTTATCAATAATAGTATTGTAGCTGCCGGATGGATTACCATGCTCCTTATAAAATATCTTACCGTCTCCAGTCATCATGTATGCACAGATGATGTTACGATAAAGACTGTTCACCAGCTCGGGACGAGTGTGAAGCCTAGCACGAATAGCTCGAACGGCATTCATAACCATCATGGACAAACGGCGGTCAAATTTCTCACCATCCATCTCAAGATAAGCATGATACCCGGAACGGCGTTGTGCAAAATCAGTGAAACCACCATACTCAATGACATCTCCAACACGAAACATGCGGGAGGAAACAAACGCATCATTTTGCGTTGAGAAGGTGGAAATACATGCCAAGAGAAAATCAATGGGGGGCGCTTGGATAGTTCGAAGGCCACCTTTGTTATTCTTGGAAACACTGATAAGCTCCTTTTTGGGGAACACATGCCAAATAGGGATCAAATGTGGGTCCTCATTCATATACTTCTCATAATTATCCGTGATCAGCTCATCAAAAATATTGAGAGCACAAATCTTTGAATCGGTTTTGAGAAAATAGGGGAAACCCGGTGATGTATTCTTAAGTTCAAGTGTGGCAGCAGCATAGTCAATGGTTCCAGACACATCTACCCTTTCGGATATATGGAGGAATACATCAGAGACAGCACGCTGAAAATCATCGTAATGAGCCGTCGTATCATCAACAGGCTCTAAAAACGGTTGCAAAGCAGCATGAACTTTAGGCATAGTGTACACTGGTAGAACATATGTATGCTGATAAGGGAAAATATCATTGTCAAACGGTTGCTTAAATTTAGGAACAGGACGATACAGATTAAAGTGGTGTCCAACATAGTCCCAATTCATACCACGGCAATCAGAAAGAATGCCTTGGGAATAGAGACCCTTTTGGGCCGCCCAGTCTTGAGACCAGGACGGCGGTGTGTTGTTGGCACCACCTCCACTCAAAAAGAGTAGAGGAAGCTCGCTGGGATGTGCTTCGTGATAGCACCACGCTCTGCGTCGTTCGACGAGCAGTGCATGCCAGCAAACTTATAAAAATCTGCAGGATTGACGGGCTTGGAGATCAACATGCCTCCACAGTTGCCTGACACGGTCGTGAAAGACGCTGTGTCCTTGGCCTGAAAATGCCCATCGTTCGTAAAGAGTTTGTCTTCACCTTTGTCGGTAGTAGTACCAACAATGATAGCAGGCCCACGGACTGGATCAGTCTGAATGGGCGGCTTCATGGCAGTGAGACCAACTGCTGCAACTGGAACAATGAAAAATTCCGTAATCAAGTGTCCATTGGCATCAACAGCATCATTGTAGTGATGTTTCGGAAACTTCGACAAATCAATGAGGTGATTGTTAATGGAAACTTGAGCTTCATCGGTGTGATTCAGAACGAATACTTTATCCTTGAGCACTAAGGCATCAAAGAGACGTACTCCAGCAACTGATTTCACGGCCTGACGATGCTTATACCAGTCATTAACGAAAAATTGCGGATAGACTGCGTAGCCCTGGGGGCGCTGAGGGACATCATATGGAACATGACCTTCCTTTGCGCACTTCCAACAAAGCTTGGCGTCAAAACGCTTTCCGAGATGACAATATTTGCAGGTATCACAATGACACTTGGCTTGCTCACCGTGCTCATGCTGGTACTTGCGAGTACACTCAGAGCAATAACCAGACTTCCGGGCAGTTCCCTTCTTGCAAGTCTTGCAAGAGGTCTCAATGCCTTGGGATTTCTGAGTCACGGGATTATGCGGTTTGAAACGACACAGTGGCAAATGATTGCACTTTGGGTCGCAACAATTGTGCTCGCAACAGCCAGTGGCAGTGCTGGTAAACCCACAATGGTGGACACACGTCGGAACCTTAACCGAGGCAGCGCCTTCAGGCTTTTGAAAACTCACGCGAACAGTCGGCACTTGAGTAATTGACTTCGGCTTGCGTTGACGTTTTCGTTTCGGTTTCTCGACATCAGCCTCATACTTAGAGTCGTCAGAAGTAGCGACGGCAGCGGCAACAACTTGTGCGCGGCTAGCCTGCGACGTCTGAGGAAGAACTGCATCAATGACTTCAACCTCAGAAACAAGAGGTTTGACGCCAGGTGGGGCACAGCTCGCAAAATGCGTACACTGTCTGCCACCACACTTTTGATTGCAAGCAATATTAGGATTGCATCTAAGTTTAAGAGGACAATTGGCATAATGAATGCACCCGTCACCAACAGCAGCAGCGAGTCCTTGCGGCCTCTGCAGCTCAACTGGAGGGGACATACACCCAGCGAAGTGAACGCAATGTTGCCCGCCACACTCACGATTACAATTCTTCGAACCATCAGTCAGAAGTTTCATCGGACAATCAGGGGCGTGAATGCATCCATGACCAACAGCAGTCGGTCCAAAAAGAAGTCCAGAGATCAAGCCCTGTGACTTCTGCTCCTCACTGGGGGGCTTACATTCAGCCCAATGCACGCAATGTTGCCCTTTACAGGCACAATTGCAAACCTTCGAGCCGTCGGTCTTGAGCTGCTTCGGGCAATCGGGGCCATGAAGGCAGCCGTCGCCGGGTGGCGCTTGCTCAATTCCAAACAATCTCGAAAAGAAACCCTGAGCACGTTGAGCACGACGACCAGTATGTCTGTGCCCTTCCGTGTTGTCAGCCCCGTGAAAAGGATCGATCTCCTCGGACTCATCCGCCCAATTAGCAACGCTATTGTTGGCGAAGAATTCACTTATGGGGACCTGGAAAGCATTCTTGGCCTGAGCCCACTTTCTCTCAACGATTTCAGTATCGCGATCTTCTTCTTCACGAAGTCTATCAAGGTAATCATAAATTTCAACTTTGGCACGCCGCTTACGCTTGCCATGAGGTGGTTGAGCTTCTTGCTCTCCGAACTGCTTCTTCACTTCATGCAGCGGCAATGAAACCGAGATGAGCTTGATCTTATCAGTCTTGCAATCAATCTCAAATTTCATTCCGGCGAAAGTGTAGTGCACTTTCTTCCACTTGGCAATACGATCGGCATCAGTCTCGCCAGCTCCTTGAGGAGCTTGGTCAGTCGAGGCGTTGGGCATGTTCTTCCAAAGGAGAACAGCAGCAGCAGCCGTCAAACCGAGACTGGTGGCCAGAGAAATATACGGATGATCCTTGGCTATACCAAGGGCCGTGTGAACACACTCAGTGACATGCCCTGTGACAACAGAAGTGTCTGGTAATCTGAACCAGCCAGGGGCAATGGCAATGAGACTTTGGACAGCACGGCCTGAATGAACAGTCAATTCATGCACAACTCGAGAGTTGCCAACGGCTTTGGCACAATGCCAAGCATCATGCACCGGAGATCTCTGGGCAACATTGCCGCACGAGCATC